AATTACGACTTTAGGCAAGGATTTGTCTGTCGCTTCGTTTAATATTGAATTTGTCGATCCTGTCGAAACATACCTTGAAGTTTCTACTGTTTTTCAATTCAAACCAAATCTTTCTTCTCTTTCACAGACGGCGATTGAAGACGCAGTAAAACTTACAATGCAAACATATTTCGACACAAACGTTGGTGGATTTAATCAGTCTTTCCGTCGCTCAAGATTGTTAACGGACATCGATGCAACAGACGATGCAATTCTATCAAGCCGTGCTGATATCAAAATGCAAAATAGATTTGTTCCCAATGCTTTAGCACCTCTGCAGACTATCTATTTCCCAGCAGCAATTTCTGCTCCTGATGATGTTAATAGAATTATTGAATCAGAGACGTTCTTTTATAACGGTAAAGTCTGCAATCTTAAAAATAAGTTAGAAAGTGATGTGTTGCAAGTCATTGAAGTTGCTACCGGTCTGCCTTTGATTGATAATGTAGGAACTTATTCTGCGACAGACGGCACGCTAAGTCTTGTGAACTTTACCGGCACTTTAATTTCTGGTAATCATTTTAAAATCACTGCAATTCCCGCGAATCAATCTGTGATCAACCCTCTGAGAAATAATATTCTTACTTATGATGCTCAAGCCTCTAGAGCAAGAGCCGTTCTCACAGATACTGTATAAATAAGATAACTTCAGATAGAGAATTAAACCATGACAGCATCCGTTACAAATAGCCTAAGATCATATCTGTTGAATCTTTTTAAAAAAGATATTGACAGTGATGGGATTGGTTATTACATTGGTATTTCTAAGTCAGAACCTATCACTGCAGAAGACGCAATTACAACGGCAACGGTTGCTTCTATAAACAATCAAACAAAATTTCGTCACACTCTACAGTCTGTAAAAGTTTTGAGTAATGCTTCGTTTGTTGTCCCCACAGTTACTTGGGAAGCTGACGCTGTTTATGAAGCATACGACAATAACAATCCTTTTCAAACAGATTTCTATGTGGTGAATTCTCTTCGTGAAGTTTTTCTTTGTGTCGAACAGGGAAAAAGACCAGATGGAAGCGCACAGCCTGCGTTCTCAGAGCCAGTAGCATCAGCAGCAAACGGGCAAGCAAAGACATTTAGAACTTCTGATGATTATCTTTGGAAGTACATGTATAAGATGAGCAATCTTGCTTATGGAACTTTTAGAACAGCCTCGTTCACTCCAGTAAAAAGAATTACAAATCTCAGCACAACAATTCCAGAAGAAATTGAACAAATTCGACTTCAAGACAGTTCTGTCGGTGGAGAAATTCTAAACATTGCAATCGACAGTGGCGGCAGAAATTATACTAACGCTACAGTCACCATTGACGGAAATGGAACAAACGCACAATTTGTTGCTGACATTGTAGATAATCGTATCGTAAATATTCGATGCGATTCGAATGGCTTTGGCGGGTATCTGCACGGTTCTGGTTATGATTATGCTAAAGTTACAGTTACTGATCCTGGTGGCGGTGCAGGCGCTAAACTCAGAGCAGTCATTTCACCCAAGCTTGGAGTGACTTATGATCCTGCTGAAACTTTAAAGTCAAGACAATTGATGTTACAAACAGATTTTATTGGCAATGAAAACACATCTATTGTCACAGGCGACACTGAATTCTATCAAGTGGGCATTATTCAAGGGCTTCAAAAATTTGGTGTAGATTCTGCTTTTGTAGGTAATACAGCAAGTGCATTAAAAAGAATGGAACTTACTACTGTTCTAGGCTCTTGGTTCGATGATGGGCTGTTTACAAATGCTTTAGAAACAGTTACAGCAAAGATTTTTCATCTTGACGCAAGCACACTTTACTATTATCAAGACGAAGAAACTGGATTTGGTTCTTTCACGGTCGGCGAAGAGCTTGTCAATCCAGAAGGCGGTACTGCAGAGATTGTTACTTTAACAAATCCTACGGTCGATGCTTATTCTGGTGATATTCTATACATAAATACACTTGACACTGCGATCACTCGCGAAAACGCTCAAACCGAAGACATTCGAATAGTTATTCAGTTAGGATAAAACATGGCGACACAATTTACTTCTAGTACGTTATCCGGCATCTATAATGACGATTGGTCAGAAGCCGATAACTATCACCAGATTCTATTCAATAATGGGAGAGCGCTTCAAGCACGAGAGTTGACGCAGCTTCAGACCATAATTTTCAATGAGCTTGGTCGTCTTGGAAAAAACATTTTCAAAGAAGGTGCGACGCTTTCTGCTGGCGGTATTGCAGTAAACGCAGACTATGAGTATATCAAAGTTTCTGCGACAAATGCTGGTGGTGCTTTTGCAAGTATTCCTGTAGGTACAGTTTTTAAGAACCCTAACACAAACGTTGAAGCAAGAGTATTAGAAGTCAAGCCTCGCGATGGCGTCAACTTCATTCTTGATACTCTTTATGTTCAGTATATTAACAGTGGTGCTAGCGCAATTGGCTCGACTCCGACTAGATTTGGAGACGGTGATGTTCTGTTTGATCAGTCTGGCGGTGGTTATCAGATTACAACAGAAACACCAAACGCTACAGGAAAAGGCGTAAGATTTACAGTAGGCGAAGGTGACTTCTTTATCATGGGTCACTTTGTTCACACACAAGAACAATCGCTTATTCTTTCGCCGTACACTGAAATTGCAAATGCAACAGTTGGCTTTAAAGTAATTCAAGAAGTTGTTACTGTCAATGACAACAGCGCACTTTTCGATAATGCTAGCGGTATTGTAAATACAGCGTCTCCTGGTGCTGATCGATATCGTATCAGTCTTGTACTCACAACCCAAGATCAAATTGCTTCTGACGAAACCTTTGTTTTCCTTGCAACGGTCGAAAACTCTAAAGTTACAGAAGAAATTGAAGAGAATGATGCATATAACAAGATTGAAGAACTTGTTGCTCTAAGAACAAAAGAAGAATCTGGAAATTATGTAGTCAATCCTTTTGTCATCAACGTTCAAGATGCAGTAGTTGGTGACTCTAGCCTTGAGCTTGTGGTGTCTCCTGGCCTTGCGTATATCAACGGATATAGAATAAGCAAGTCTTCGTCTACGAAACTTAATATCCCTCGTCCACAGCAAACAGAAACCGTTGCCAACGATGTTGTGCCTATTGTCTATGGAAATTATTTCATTTCTGATAGCAATAGAGGTCTTCCAAATCTTGACGCCGCGCAAGTAAACGTGTATAATGCTTTTGGTGCCGGCGGCTCAGCTATAGGAACTGCTAGAATACGCGCAGTTCAAAAAGACGGCGCTAATCACCGTGTATATGTGTTCGATATTAATGTAGATTCTGATCAAAGCTTGCGCGATGCAAAAAGCATTGGTACAGGCGCAACAGACATCTTCAATCTCGTTCGCGAAGCTGACGGTGCTAAGCTTTATGGGGTAACAGATAACGATCTTCTGTTCCCAACTTCACGCCCACGCCCAGAATCTTTTGCTGATGTCATTCTGACAAAACAAATTCATGAAGGTAGCCTTGTCGCTGACGGTAGCGGAATCATTACTCTGCAAACCCTTGCTTCCGGGCAATCTTATACAGACACAACTCTTTGGGTTGTTGCTTCTGCAGATTCTTCTGCGAGGGCTCACACTGTAGGCGCACCCACGAACAGTGGGCGTGACGTTCAAATTTCTGGTCTTGTTGCAGGTAAAACTTACGAGGTTCTCTCGTATGTTCAAAAGACTGCAACAAGAAAAGCAAAGACACTCACCACAGCAACTGCAACTCTTCCGAAGCAAACTGACACTGTTAATAACACCACTTACTACGAGTTTACAGTGCCTGATATCTATGAAGTTGATTCTGCGAAAGCGAATAGCTCGTCGGGCATCAACATGCTTCCAAGTCTTCTTCTTGATGACGGTCAGCGCGATAACTTCTATGCGAAGGGTCGTCTGATTATGAATCCCGCGGATAGCGCACCGCCGAATCTTTTTGTTAATTATCGTTACTTTGCTCGTGGTGCCGGCGGCGATTTCTTTGATGCAACTTCTTATGGTAATGTGCCAGTTGCATACAAAGATATTCCTAATCATGTGCAAAAAGATGGTACGATTGTAAATCTGCGCAACTATCTGGATTTCAGACCTGACGAAACTTCATTTGGCACAGCGTCTGCTATTTTCGATCTGCCAAGAAATGGTGATAACATCACTGCAGATGTTAGCTATTATCTACCTCGTGCTGACAAGCTTCTTTTGACACAAGAAGGCGAATTCCAACTTCTGTTGGGGCAGCAAGCTGGTAATCCTCAGTATAAACCAACACCTGATAATGCTCTTGAAGTCTACAAGATTTTGTTGAACGCAAACACCCTTGATGAGAATGACCTCAAAGTTACGCCTGTTGAGCATAAGCATTATACGATGGCAGACATTGCCAAGATTGAAGCCAAGCTTGATGATCTTGAAGAGTACACAACACTCAGTCTGCTTGAGCTTGAGCAGAAGCTGAATGCTGCGCTTGACAGTGATGGCATTGAGCGGGTCGAAAGTGGTTCACAAGTAGACGACTTTAGTGATCAGACTGGTGCTGATACAAAGAATCCTGACTATGCGGCTGCAATCGATCCAGAAAGTAAACTCATTCGCCCAATGATTGACGAAGACAACATTCGTCTCATCATTGACAATACGCTTTCTTCAAATATTCTTAAGAAAGGCGACAACGTTTATATCAACTACGACTCTGCTGAGTGGGCAGTACAGTCTCTTGCTTCTCGCTCTGTTAAGATCAATCCGTTTGGTCTTGTCGACAACGTTGGTACGATCAAGCTTTCACCAACATCTGATGAATGGAAAGAGTCTGTTCAAGAAGCAGAGAAAGCAGTATCAGGTTCGGGAAGATTAGATCGTAAACAAGCGCTTCTATGGAACAACTGGTCTTGGAACTGGTTCGGGCGTAGTCTAGAAAATATTGAGTTTGACTATGCACAGATTCGTTCGCCTAATCCAAGAATTCGCCAACGCGCATTGCTAGATTTGCGCGAGCAATATTCTTCTAGCTATACGCTTCAGAAGAGAGAAAATTCTAATAGCGGTCGCTTTGTATCTCGTGTTGCGCCTTCTGACACACTTCGTCAGACAATTGGTAAGCGCATTGTCGACCTTGCTCTGATCCCATGGATTCGTTCTAGAAAGATTTATTTCCATGCAAAGGGTCTTAAGCCTAACACCAGATTTACACCATTCTTTGATGGTGAAAAAGTGACGCAATGGTGTCGTCAAGAAGTGACTTTTGTTCAGTATTCTGATCGCACAGATGATGTTGGTAACCAACGCACACACCAAGCAATCACTGCACACCCAAGCGGTTCTACCAGCCTTATCTCTGATGAGAACGGAGAAATCATTGGTTCTTTCTTTGTGCCTAACATTCGCCCTCAGTATTATCTGCCTAAAATCAATCAGAACGCGAGATTGAAAACACAAAACGAACGCTATCGTTCTGGTATTCGCGAATTCAAACTGCTTGATATTGATACAAACGATTGGGCTGCTGCAGGCAGTAAAGCATTTACTTACTACTCTGCGAGCGGCACTGTCTGGAATCAAATTACTAATCTGAATTCAACTCGCCCAAGTGAGTACAATTGGCCGATTCCTTATTGGGCGAACTTCCCGCAATCTTTTAGTTCTAAAGAGCTACAGAACTATGTGAACCAGGTTCGCGAAGCTGAGGTTAAGCTGGTCGATCCTAAGCTATCTGGTAAGTATGGTCCAGGCGCTGGTGCTCTGTCTGTTGCTGCTCTTCGTGGGCTTGACAATACTGGGCAAATGTCGCAAGTTCTTTCTGACTATATCGACGTAGACCAGAATCAGTTTGCGTCCAATATTGTTTCGACAATGACTGCGCCTCAGAATCCAATGGCACAGACGTTCTATGTCGACAATCAATTTGGTGTTGTGCTGACAAGTGTGCAGTTGTATTTCAGAACGAAAGACACCGGTAATCTTCCTGTTTCGATTCATTTGCGCCCCGTAGTAAATGGTCGCCCTTCGAATCACGAGATTATTCCAGATTCGCATGTGTATTTGAATCCTGGGCAAGTAACAGCAATTGGTACTAATCCAACTCTATCGGTGATTCAAGAAAGACCTACTACATTTACGTTTACTGAACCCGTCTATCTTGATCCGTGGACTCACTACGCAATTGTTGTAACTTCACAATCTACTGAGTATGAGCTATTCAGCGCGAAGACTCAAGAGCCTGTGTTCGGTTCTACGTCTAGAATCGTTACAACTCAGCCTGCACCTGGATCACTCTTCTTGCCTCAGAATGGTATGTTCTGGGTTGAGACCAAAGATCAAGACCTTATGTTCAAGTTGAAGCGCGCAAGCTTTGATCTTGGCGGCGCGAGTTTGATTCTTAAAAATGCAAACTTACCTGCTAAACTTCTGAACAGCAACCCTCTACAGACATACAGTGGCACTAGAAAAGTTTATGTGCACCAAATGTGTCACGGGCTTGAGCCTGGCGATTTAGCGTTTATCGACAGTGCAGAGAATATTGCTGGGATTACAGCGTCAACTTATCTCAACGGCAGTCATGAAGTTGATTCTGCTGACATTCATGGGTTCACTTTCACATATGATTCTGTCGGACCAGTTGCCAATAGTTCTTCAATTGGTGGCGGTGACAAGGTGCTTTCTCGTAGAAATGCAATCTTTAATGTGACCAACCCTTACATTGAGACTGTGATTCCTAACAATACTTCTATCGATGTTTCTGCTAAATTTACAGAAGGCAAAAACATTTCTAGTACAAGAATCACTGCTTCAGGTCGTTGGACACAAGACGAAGAATATTCGCGTGTGACTCCAAGACAGAATGTTGAGTTTGCAACACCAAAAGCAATTTACAATGTTGCTGCTG